CTCCTCTAATGTAAAGTTCCTTCATCATCGTCATCATATATTGAATCATCAAAGATTCTATTAATTTCTTTATTCTCTGTGGTGGTAAATTTAACTTGCGACTTTTTTACATCTTTGTCCGCCAGAGGAATATCTTCGTATGTATCAACAACACCAAGATAACTTTTACTCATACTATCATTAGCACTTGTAATTGTCATTATCTTATCTTTTGGTATAGTAATTTGTTCATCGTTAGTATAGGCCGTCCAACGAATCAATGCAATATAATCCTTAAAACCTTGCACTGTTATTTGTGGTACGTATTTTATTTGTAACGGCTTTTCTATATTGATTGTTTTGTTTGCAGGATCTAATTGTCTTTTAGTAAAGTCAACCACGCAAACGATATCGTCTCCGTTCACCAACTTAATAATTTTAATGTTATTTTCTGTCTTTTGGTGCATATGATTATTTATCCTTTTTTAGCTCTGCCAATACACAATGAGTACCACCAGTTTTTGTTGTTATATCATAAGTTAATAATGAAGTTTCTTTAAAAACTTTCATATTATACCAACCTTTATTTTTTCCAGGATATTTTTCTTCGTTAGGTAAATAATCATGGAAAACAATTTTAAAATTATCCGTAGTTCTTTTTAATATTTCTTCACAATCATAAACGCCGATTGATCCGTCAACGAATACAAAATCAAAATCAAAATGACTATACTCTTTCCAATAATCAGTACTCTTACAATGAAATCTGTTTATTGAATCCTCTATACCAACATACTCAAATATATTATCTTTATCAATAGTATATACCTCTGCTCTATTTGCTATTAAAGCAGTTGTACTTTTACCTGTACCGGTACCTATCTCTAATACCTTTTTAGCATAACGACTTTCTTCTAACAAAAATCTAAAATCTTCATCTGATATCATTTCAAATCTATATTGTGTATTTCATAATTAAAATCTTCACCACTGTAAATATTTATCCGTTCACGAAAATGTGCCAACGTATAGTTTTCTTTGTCTTTATAACTTATATCATCTGCTATATCATATAAAGTCGCAGCTGAATCATTATCTTTTAATCTTAATCCACGACCAATACTTTGTAAATTTCTTATGCGAGATTTAGAAGGACTAGCAAAAATAATGTTATGCAAATTCCTAATATTAATTCCGGTTGAAAAAGTGCCGTAACTAGCAACAATAATGGCGTTATCACTTTTCTCCGTAATTTCTCTAATCTTTTCTCTATCATCTGTTTCTACTCCTCCATGTACATAGAATACATTTTTACCCTCTGCCTTTTCTTTTATCATTCTTACAAGTTCGTCACCATGCTTTTCAACATATTGAAATAAACATAGAGTATTTCCTTGTAAATTAGAGGCCAAGTTTCTAATGTATTTGTTTCTTTTTTCGTTTCTTACCAAGTAATCCATCTCCTCTTGGTAATTTTTATCTTTCATCATATGCCTTACCTCTTTGTCATGTTGTAATACTAAACATATGATTTTTAATTCGGCTAATTGTTTGTTTTCTTGTAATTCACTTGTAGATATAACCTTATTAACAACGCCAAATAATCCTTCTAATACTAGTTTATGTGTTTTTGTACCATCTAAAGTACCTGTAAGACCTATTCTATACTTACATTTTTCTAGTTTAGTCATTATTTTTGTGAGTGAAACTGCCTTAAATAAGTGTGCTTCGTCACCTATGACCATACCAAACTGTTTAAACCATACTTTTGGTTGATTGTATATTGATTGCCATGTAGATATAACAACGTTTTTATTAGTGTCTTTATCGTGTCCTTGATATATCTTATGTACGTTTTTCATGTTCCAACCATAATCACCAAAGTCTTTTGTTAATTGTTCTACTAATGATGTGGTTGGTACTATAATTAAGATTTTCTTGTTTTGTTCTTTTAGTCTTAACATGTTAAATCTTACTAATAGATATACTATAAGTGATTTACCAGAGGCTGTTGGAGATAATAACAAACATCTATTCTTTTGTGTTGCATATATAAATGCTTCTTTTTGATAGTCTCTTATTTCCATAGGTACTTTAAGAGCTTTTGTAAATGCCTCTACTAATTTTAAATCAACTTTAGTATCAACTGTTTTAGTACCATCTACTACTTGTATCTTATTATCTTCACACCATTTAAGTATATAAGGATATAAACCGGCATATATTTGACCAGTTGCATAAGAGAATAATCTTATTTTTCCGTCCCATACTCTGTTTCTATATGCAGGAACAAACTTATAACCTGGTACTTCAAAACAAAAATACTCTGATAACTCTCTACGTATAGAGGCGTCAGCGTCTACTTTTAAATAGACATCGTTTACTTTGTCAATTATGATGTATCTTATATCTGGCATTACACGAAAGGAGGACCGACAATCCAACCTACTAAAACCTTTCTTATTCCTTTGGTCACCGGATGTACCTTGTGCCAACTAAAAGAGGGAAAGGATATCAATGTACCTGTTGTAAACTTATCTTTAAACTTTATATTTTGATTAACTCCTTTAGGATTTAAACTTGCAATTTCAAATTCTCCTCCTTCATAATCTTCATTTAAACATAAAGTAAAACTTAACTTTCTGATATAACCATTAGGGTAAGGCTTAGTATGTGAATCTATGTGCCAATCATAGTGGTCTCCTTGTTCGTATATTGTATACTGAAAAGGTTCAAATTCTTTTAAATCAAAGTTCCATTCTGCTTTTACGTTATGATTAAAAATTACATCTTCTATAGATTGATATAACTCATCATTTTCTTTAATCCAGGCAACCTTGGAACTTCTATTATTATTGTTGCCGTCTTGTATGGCTGCTTGTTGTATTCTTAACTTCTCTGAATTTTCTATTACTCTCTGACACCAATCTTCAGGAAATGTAGATACGGAAATACAATTGTTATTAGTTAAATACACTATACAGCTCCACTAGTAAATCTTTTCCAGTCTATTGCATTTTTAATAGTAAACGTTCTATTAGTTATTTGTCTTAACGTTCTATCTAAAAAGTCAACAACCGTCTCTAAATATTTTACTTTTTGATTTAACTTTTGTACTTCAGGATCGGAATCAATATATTGTGGTACATCTACCTTTAATAGTTTAAAATTAAAAGGTTTATCTACGTATACTTGTTGATCGGCTTTGCCTGTATAGTATTCCCATTTTACTCTTTTAACAATTCTGTACTCATCTTCAGCACGTGTTAATAGTAATTTAAATTTTGTTAAGTATTTTAAATACTTGTTATGTATTTGAGGTGTTTTTAAAGATTCTAAATCTAACTCAATATCGTTAATATTTAAATCTTTATCTGCTTCTGTTTGTAGTTGTTCTAGGTCCATTATATCTCCACTTTTCTTTCATTTTGTTACTAGTCTTATTTATTAAGATGTTGTAACTGTTGTCCGACTTGCGCCTTTAGTAGCAAAATCGTATATCTTATAATCAAATGTAACAGTTGCCGTAAGATAATCAACATCTGTTGCTTGTTGGTTGTAAGAGAGGCCAGTTAGAGAAATAGGAAATACGTCTCTAAATCTAACTTCTATTACGGAATTATTTTTGTTTGATAACACATTTAACGTAGCGTCTGAAAAAAGACCACCTGTTTTTGGTGGTGCATATTTTGTTCGGCCTGCTTCACCTAATACATTGCTTGTACTACCAGGAAATCTATCGTTACCACTTACTAAAAGATTTTGATGTTCTTTGTTATCTTCAGGAAAACCTAAACCTCTTAACCAACCATGTATCTCTTGATAGTTTTCTAAATTTTCATCTACCAAAAACGTACAAACAAGTCTTTCATAATCTAACTTATCACCAGGTAAAGGTATGTCTTTAAGTGGTGTTGCTTGTGCTGGTGTATTGGCTAATGATATTCCAGGTACTGTTGCAGCTGTACAAAAATATTCTACTTTTGGTAGTTTAGCTATACCAAATTTAAATTGTGTTGGACTTGCATAGTCTAATTTTGTAGGCTGTCTGTTTTTTAGTGTTGTCATAATACTATTTATTACTGTCCTTATCTACTTCATCCCAGTCTTTTTCTGTAGATTTCTTCTCTAATTCTTTTTCGTTTTCAGTTAAAACACGTTCTTTTTTCTCAACTTGTTCTATTTTATCTTCAATACTTTCTAGAGGATTTGGTGATTCGGGTACAAAAAATCCAATATAACATAAGAATACGAATAAAGCAAACACTTTAATACATACTATTACTACTAATATACCTAGTATTGATCTTAATAAATTTTTCATACTACTATTTATA